GTCATACCTGCACCAGCTTTGGTAGGTCTCTTCTGTCCACCGCTGATGCTATGACCTTTCATGCTACCCTTTCTTTTTTGTGCCACTTTTTTTCTTCTTCTTAGGGAAGCCAGCCTTCATGTTAGCATAAGCTTTATCTGTTATTGTGCTTTTCTTTTTAGATCTGCTAATTCCTTTTTTCTTTCTTGCATTTATATTTGCATATAATCCTTTTGGTTTAGCCATTCTATACTATCCTTAATCTTGGAGAAATAAACAAACTTACCCGTTCTTTGTCTGCTTCCAGAGCCGTAGCCAAAAGACTTTCGTAGTGAGCTTGGAGCATGGTGATACGTTCTGTAGGAACATTAGGTCTCTTGAGACTTAGGTAGTAAGCAAGACCTACAGTGAGACAGGGAAGAAATCTGAAAGGAACATCTGCATTTTCCAGAGCACTTCTGTTAACATCTTTCAAACGCTTCATTCTGTACTGTCTAAAGGTATAGGTATCTGCTGCATCAGGAACAGGAAAGACAAATATCTTCATGTTGTCCCTGCCTTTAAGACTGGCAAACTGAGTAGGTCTTCCTGCTGTAGCTTTGTTGGTGATAGCTTCGTATTCTTCAAAGGACATACGGTTCATCTGAAAGTCATTAGAGTTAGAAGACAACCTGATATACCCGTTGAGAACATCTACTGTGTCATCGTCTAGAGTATACTCAGCTACATTCTGAGTAAGAACAGTAGACTTTATATCTGTACCCCAGAGAAGAACGCCTCTGTTCTGCCAATCAGTAAGAAGAAGATTAAGAGAACGTCTGGCAGTGATACCATCATTACCTAGTTCTGGCTCTCCTCCTATCATAGAAAAGGCTTCTTCTATCACCTCGTCTATAAAGAAGGTAGTATCAAAGTCTGATGTAGTTGCAACTGCCATAACTTATCTATTCCTCATCCATGCTGGTTTCACAGGGCCACCCACAGCATACTTAGCAGGTTTAGATTTCATATAAGGCACACGCCTACCAGAAGGTAGTTCCTGCGTTACCTTAACTTTTTTTGATCCAAAAGGTTTTACCGTGAGGTCAAATTTTTCAAAAGCCATTAGGACCTATACCTTTCTTTTGTTTCTTTGAGCAAAGGGGTCTGAGCTATGTTGTAGAACTGTGTCTAGCTTAGAGTCCATTCTTTGTATTAAAGTTTCTACTCTGTTACTCTTGTCTATCAGAGCAATTATAATTTCATCTTGACTCTTTAGCGCGGTTGCTACATCTCTAAGCATAAAATGTAAAAGTTTCCAAGCTGCTGCACCCGCTCCTATGGTGGCAACTATGGACAAGCCCGTAATCTGAAATAGCCTGAAATACACTAAAGTCCTCCACCATTCATATCCTTTCTATTCTCCAGTTGGTTGTGTACAGCCACACCCCCCTTCTTTAGAACAAGAACAATCATCACACCCTGTGCATTGACAAGAAGGGTTTCCGCACGCTTTCTCTGTTGTATATTCGTCAGACAATGTTTGGTCCTTTCCTTGCAGCCCCGTAACCTTGACCAGTGGGTCTGCCTACGATTGCATCCAACATCTTTGTAGAAGTCGGAGGATTCTGGTCTATATCCTTTGAAGTTTGTGGTTTATTAAAAGCTTCTAGTTTTTTTTCTTTAAGTGTTTTAGCCATAGTTAGTCGCTCCCTTTAATCAGTGTGTTGGGTCCTCCAGCTGGGCTGAAGTTTGTCTGCATGTCATCCTGTCTACTTCTTCTGGCTCTATTTCTTAACCGCTCTATCTCTCCTTGATACTCTTGTTGCCACGCCTGAGTTGTGTTAAAGCTCTTCATAAAGAGAGATGCTTCTATCATAGTGGCAAAGAAGAGCGCATTCTGACAATGCTGCGTAAAGTAGTTGGTAGGACTTGCAGATGTAATAGTTGTAATCTGTGCAATGAATCCTATCTGAGAGTCTACGGTGGCAGAAGGTGTAGGCGCTACTCTGATCTCTGTGTTAGTCTTAAAGCCGTAGTACCTAGGTGTACCTGTGGAAGCTGAGACTGGCCAGTAGTCTAGCATATACTCATAGGGTCTATGCTTCAACTGAGTTCTGGCACCACTGACCTCTATGGTAAAGGTCTTGATGATCTCTCCACCNGTAGGNACAGATACTTCTGCAGTNCCAGAAGATACAGCTACACTGGCGTAAGAGACAAGACCCTGATCATCTAGGTCATTCATCATCTTATCCTGTGCTCTCTGTATCATATTAGGAAGAGCACCTAGAAACTCTGAGCCATCATTCTCAGTGGTCTCTACAATTGCGCTGACAAGGGAGTTAAAGTCCATCTGGGTTAGCCATAGTAAATAAAGAAACGGCCAGCATCAGTTAACCCAGCAACAGAGACTGTTCCTTCACACCGTACACCCAAGTCTTGCATATAGACACTATCTGTGTCATTGGCAGCAATTGCAAAGTGTCTAATTTTAATACCTTTTGAATCGCTTAGGGTAATAGAAGCAATAGCAGATACAGCATAGAAATACTGTCTAATACGAGTATCAGCAATAGTTGTACTAGTGATCACGTCTACTAGAACCCCGTTACCTCCTGCACCACCTTCTACCTGTGCTATTCTAATACTAGTTGTCATTTATTTTTCTCCTAAAAGAAAGGGGAGAACCATCTCCTGATCCTCCCCCTATTATAGATCAAAGCTGTTGGCTTTCCAAGGTTCAGCTTATTACTTCTCTTGCATTGCAGTAATATAGTCAACCGTAATTGTATTAGCAGCTGCTTCACCTGTGAGCACCGCAATAATAGGAGCCATATCTTCGTCAGTGACAAGATTAGTACCTGATACCACACTGACAGTACCAACATGAACATCATCAGCATAGACCTTGATGTTACTGAAACCGTCAAAGTGATAGCCTAGTTTTACAAAGGTATCGTCTGTCATGGAAGCAACTGCCGTGACAGAGGCAGAAACAATTGAACCTGACATATTTGTTTCAGAGACCAGACGAATAGCTGTACTCTCATCATCACACTTAAACGTGATAGAGTCTGAAAGACCCGCAAAAGGAGTTGTATCCGTAATTGCAAGACCACAGAGCCAATCTGTTTGTGTGGCGTCACCTACCTTGAGGCGCGTTTCAAAGAAAGTTTCTTTGCTCTCGTCAACATTAAAAGCTTCAGTTTTAAGTTGGAGTGCAATTCCATCATTCTCTGCGTCATCAGTGGTCATTACTAAAGTTCCACCACCGCTATTAGTTACAGCAACAACAGAACCGCCGTCACCTCCACTATCAACCTTGGTGCAAGTCCAGTTAACAGAAGACACTTCTGTTGCGTTGAGATTACCAACATTGCCTAGATCAGTATTTTGAACAAAGTCATTCCAGTAGATGGTGTACTTACTAGGAGACATTTGTTTAAGGTCACCAAACGTAGAATCTTTGGTTACGTTTGTGACACCGTTTGGAAAATGTGTAGACATAATGAACAGTCCTTTCTAAGACCAGCACCCGAAGTGCCATTCAAATATGTTGAAAAAGAAGTAGTGGAGAGGCATATCTCAGCCCCTCCACACTAAAGTACTTAGGCTCCTTGTGAACCGAAGAATCCTCTCCAGTCCGAGAAACCAAAGCTGTAACGCTCTCTAGCTTTGAAACGGAGGTTACCCGTGTCAAAGTCAGGCTCCATCTTAGTGGCAAGCGGTGCTCTTACAAACATCTTCGTTCCGTTTGGAACGTCAGTTTTAATGAAGAACGCATCCGAATCTTGGAAACGCTTGTTCACAGAATAACCCTGTGGGATCATTCCTTGATGGTTGATAGCGTTGATGTTGTTATCAGCCGTGTTAGGTTGATACGGGCTGTTCAGCACACGGTCTGCCGTGAACTGGTTCCCCGGTGCAACGTGCAGGGATACTGCATTTCCACCTACAAGAATACCACGATCATCCTTAATCGTCTGAATACTAATCAATGCTGTCTCCAACGCTGCTTCAGAAAGGTCAACCGTACCAGCGGAACCAATCAGGTTGCTCTGGTTTCCATCACCAACCGTTGGGTGGCTGGCACTGAAGAGAGGTTGTCCATCACCGCCCGTGAAGGAGGTGTTGAAACCGTTGTTGAAAACATCAGCAGCTTTAGTCTGCTTGGTGTTAGCCATGGAACGAGCAAGCCCTCTGGCACGCAGCTTGGCAAACGTGTCATACAGGTTGTCTTCCATTGCCTCTTCCGTAACTGCAAAGGCCAAAGCTATGGTTTCAGCCGTATATCTTGCAGTGTAACTTTCTTGTGCATTGTCAAACTGGACAGCAGCGCCTTCACCCTTGACAGGTGCAGTGCCGAAACCAGTGAAGAGAACCTCTTCTTCAAACGCACGGTCAGAGTTCTCTACTTCAAAGAGAACACTGTATTCATCAGCAACTTCTCCATACTCCATACCGAAAACGGCATTAAGTCCCGGCAGAAGCTGCTTGGCAATACTAGCTCTATTTATAGCCATTGTCTAAGCTCCTTTCAGGTTATCGACCAGTTGAAACACGGGTCAACTGATGGTGGATAAGTTGAACTTCAGCGATTGGGAAAGCTGCTTCTGCTCCATTGTCAATGTCGTTACCCGGGGTATCAACAAAGTCAATGATACGGAACATACCTCCTACACCACTTGTACGTGTTGAAATATCAAGACCAACCCCTGAGCGACCAGTGAAGGTAGCACCCGCACCGAGAGTA